AAAGTTTGTACCAGAATGCAAAGTAGAAGTTTGCTTCCCCAAGAATATACGTTCGAGCTGTGAAGTGTGTTTGGTGCTAACAAAAATTATTAGCGATATGTTTCGGAGATTCTTGCTGGTAATAGAAATTGTTATTGTTAATGTAAAATGTTAGTCAATAGGATGGGTGGTTCTTAGTGATAATATAAATGGTGAATTGATAATTTAAAGAAAGTGTTGACAAAGGTGTGCACATGTGCTATACTTAAAGCATCAAAGAGATGTAGCAAATCAAAAGGAGGAAATAAGATGATTTCAAAGTTTAAAGATCGTTTAACAGTTTCATTACTAAGAACAAATATTGGTGTAGTTGAATTTGAAAGTGAGTGCAATAATCAAACAAAAAGTGAATTTATTGATAATCTAATTACAAATTATGCAAATGATTATCTGTTCAAAAGAGTAGTAGAAATAAATATTATTAAAAAACTTAAAAATTTAGGTTTTACTTGTGAATATGATTTAAATATGAAAACTGACTATGATAAAATTACTATTGCAACTACTGGGTATTATGACATCAAACCGCGCAATATGGTTAGTATTATAGCGGAGTCAACTTTTGATTTTAACGTAAAAATTCTGCAATCAATTAAAAGAATAGAAAATTAGTATGGAGGATTCTATATGGCTAGGAAAGTTAGCAGGCGAGATGTATTAGAGCGTGAATACAGAGCATTAGTTAAAGAATTTAATGAAAGGGCAAAGGAAATTAAAAAAGCTGGAAAAACGTCGAAAACTGTAGATTATGTAAAATCTACAATCAGTTCAGGTGCAATTGGTAAAAGAGGGAATTTATTGCATCGTTTAAAATCTAGGAAAATTAGCAACTACGAGGAATCAATGCAGTTATTAAAGAAAGTCAGAAACTGGAAATCTGCAACCTTAGAAGGAGTGGTGGAAATAGAGAAGCAAAGAGTAGAAACAATAAAAGAAAACTATCCTGAACTTGATAGAATGTCAAGTGATGAAATAGTTGAAATGCTTAATTTTTTAGGTACTACTAAAGGGGTAGAATCTAAAAATAAGTATGACAGTGACCAGCTGATTTTAGCAATAGGTATGCAAAAAATAGATAATAGAAATAAATCTATTAAAGATATATACGATGAAATTCAAGAGTCTGATAAAACACTAGCAGACTACATTAGAAATTCATTAGAGCAAAATAAAGATAAAAACTGGATTACATTTTAGTAACTATTAACAAGGGGGTGTGTAAGAATGCCGTATTTAAGAAAACCAGATATACTGCCAGATAGCCGTCTATCTGGTTTTTATTATACATATTCCTTTGAGTCAATAGAGAAAAAAATAGATTACTTAGTGAATAATGACGGTCTTCTCTTAAACAAAAAAGGTAAAGCGCTGTTATCCACTCCTTTAACTTTTGACATTGAAACGTCTTCGATGCCAGAAAACGATCCGCATAATCCGAAGGAATACATGCTAGGTTTTCCTTATCTATATCAGCTTTATTTGACCGACACTGTTTTCTTTTGCAGGACACGAACTGAGTGTTATATGCTTTTTTCTGAAATAGAGAGAGTTTTGTTAAAGCATAATATTCAAGCTGTTTGCTATGTACACAATCTCTCTTTCGAGTATCAGTTTTTAAAGTCAATTTTAAATATAGATTTTACTAAGGTTTTCCTTGTAAAGAATAGAAAAGTAGCAAAATTTGAGTTAAATTCTGATACGATCATTTTTCGCGACAGTTATTTGTTGTCTAATATGTCATTAGCTAAGTTTTGCGAAAATTACAACTCGGTAGAATATCAGAAAGACAAAGAGCTAATAGACTATGAAATTATTCGCTATCCGTGGTCTGAATTATCGGATGAAATTCTATATTACTCGGGAATGGACGTAATCACTTTGTATCATGCTGTTATGTCAATAATGGCAAAAGAAGGTGACAATCTTAAAACAATTCCAATGACAAATACAGGATATGTCAGACGATCATATAAAAAAGCCTGCTTAGGAAGTACATACAACGGAGGGTCGTACCGTGCTAAATCAGAAGCAAAATTTAAGCAGAAAAAAACATATAGACAAAAATACATGGATAAAGAAAAGATAACACTAGAGCAGTATAGCTTATTGCTGAAAGCGTTTCGTGGTGGCAATACACATGCTAACCGCTATAAAGTGGGTAGAATAATATCTAATGTAACATCATATGATTTTGCATCGTCCTATCCTGCTGTAATGATATGTTCAGACCAGTTTCCGTCTGGACGATTGATGGAATGCACCAATTCTGTTCAGACACAAGATGGAATTGATTACTATATCAAAAATTACTGGTGTATTTTTGAAGCTGTTTTTGAGGATGTTCAGTTAAGAGATAATATTAAAACACCCGTTCCATACATTCCAAAGTCAAAAATGATATGCCCAGCATCTGCATACAATACAGGTATTTTTGATAATGGCCGCCTGATATCACAAAAGGAATCGTTTGAATTTAGTTTTTTGGGTTGTGAATATACCATTATTAAGAATCAATATGCAGGTAAAATGAAAATAACAAAGGCATACTACACAACAAAAGGATATTTGCCCGATGAAATACGAAAAGAGTGTGCGAGTTGGTATACAAAGAAAACAGAGCTAAAGGGTATCGAGGGTTCTGAGTACGAATACATGAAGTCAAAAAACCGTGTAAATGCATCGTTCGGCATGATGGTTGAGAAAATCGTAAAAGATATATCGGATTTTTCGGGGAATTTAAATGAATTGACGTTACGAACTCCTACTGAAGAGGAAGCAAAGAATCAAATTGAATCTTACTATAATGTAAAAAGCGGAAAGTTTTTGAATTATCAGTGGGGGGTAACAGTTACTGCATTGGCCAGAGTCCGTTTACAGGAATTGATCGATCTAACGTATAAAGATTTTATTTATGCCGATACTGATTCTGTTAAAATCGAGAACGGAGAAAAATATAAAGAATTACTAGAAAACTACAATAAAAAATGGATTGCATACGCAGAAAATTGTGATGTACCATTCAAGGCATACACGAAAAAAGGAGATTTACAAATTTTAGGTATTGCGGATTTTGATGGATTTTACAAACGATTTACAACTCTCGGTGCAAAGAAATACGCGTACGATGACGAAAACGATCAATTACACATTACAATAGCAGGAGTTCCTAAAAAGTTAGGAGCAAAGCTTTTAGGTAAAATTGAAAATTTTAAAGTCGGTATGCATTTTATGGTAGGAGCTGATGGAACGCTGGAAGATCGGCAAGCATGGAAAAAACGATTGTTATACAATGATACTGATAACTTCGATATCACTATTGATGGAAATATTCTGCACATCGGAACATACATTGCAATGGAAAGAACCTCATACGAATTATCAATTGCTGATGAGTACGAAGAACTTATTTCTTCTTTGAAAAATGATGAAATATATGAAAAAGATGATATATGGGGTTGACAAACATATAAAAACGTGCTAAGATATATATGTACCGGATAGAGGGGTTCGGATAATAAAATACAGGTTGTCACGGGTGAAACCGCTGGATTTTATTTACGAATGATAAACGGTGTCAGAACTTCTCTATTGCGGGTACTACAAAATATAAATAAAAAGGAGAATGAAAACATGAGTGCAAAAGTAATTAAAACAAGTGAAGGTTTAACCGCAAGAAAAGTTCTGTCTTATACCTCAAGAAATGATGCTATTCCTATGAAAGAGTTAGCTAAGGGAACGATCATTCCTTTTAAAGGTTATATTGAACAGGAAATTGTAAATGAAAATACTGGAGAGGTGTTCAATTCTCTTCTCATCATTTCTGAGCCTGATGAATCAGGTTGCGACGCATTATACGCGACCAGATCGGAAAGCGTAAAGCGTTCTTTATCAGATATTATTGATACGCTCACAGATATGGGAGACACTGACCCGTTCTCAGTTAAAGTTGATAAATTAAAATCTAAAAATGGGCGCGAGTTTATTACTCTTAGCCTTGCTGACTAAGGAGAATAGAATATGGCAACAAAAGAAAGCACTACTTACCCTCTCCAGTAATAAGCCCCTTATGGTTAGGGGAACCTCATTCTTTCCTCTTTTCCTTATATAGCCGCCGGATTAAAACTCCGGCGATTTTTTATTGACAGTTCTAAAGGATTGCGATATAATAAATATATAAATAAGTGAAAGGGATGATTCCATTGCACTAGTGAGAACAAATAAACTATATATTAGAACTTAAGAGCAAATTTTTCATGATAATAGAAATAACGACAAATAAAGGATAATATCCGAAGTAAAGATTATTTGTTAGCAGTCTATAATCATGAAAAAGTTTGTATATGAGTAACTGTAGATTCATTTTTGTATCTACCCACGGTGCGCTAATAAAAACAGTCATTATCCAAACAAATTACCCCGTCTTCTCTCGGCGGGGTAATTTTTATTTAATAAATTCGAGAAAAGCTTCTCGCGCCTTATAGCTTGAAAATCGAACCATATTATTATGATATATTTTTTTCATTCGTTTTTTAAAACGATTATTTCCGTCAAAAATACAATCATCCGATAAGTCCTCTTTTCTTGCGGCAAGTGCAAAGTTATATGTCAAGTCAGCAGTTTCATTAACATAGTAAAACGCCAGACCATACAAGTAACGAATTGAGAAATATTTATCATAATACTTAATAGTAAATAAGTAATCGCCTTTTAAATTAGGAGTTTTTAAAATCATAGTGTTATCGTCTTTTAAATATTCTTTTTTTGTTAATAGTTTACTGTAATCAGATTCTGAAAAAGATTGATTAAATGTGCTATTTGAATGAGCATCTGCGGCACTTTTATTAAACCCTTGTTCAAGAACAAAGCCATTTCCTCTATAAAAATTGGTTTCAATATTTACATCGCGGTTTATTCCAAAGTGTTCATAATAAGGGTTATTTAAATCAATTAAGTTTCCGGTTAATATAAGAGGTAAATATCTACTCTGCGAGCCACCGCCCCTTGCCAGTGATGTATGAATAGAAAAAACTCGCTTCACCTCTTCTTTGACATAATCGCCGCTTTCTGGCTGAAATTCATCGAGCCACATTCTCGTAACATGATTAAAAACGTTTGAAAAATTTCGTATATCATCGCTGGAAGTTAGTGAAGTGCTATATCCGCATAAGAACCATTCGTTTTCCTTTCCCCGAAGTCTAATGTAGATATTATTGAATATTCCTTTTATTCCTACCTCTTCTTTCATTTCTAAATCAGGATAGTAAACTGATAATGCGCTGGGAAAATACGCCATAAAAGAAACTGCTTTTTCAAGCTGATATTTTTTTCTCAATAAGATGCAAAACAATTCATTTTTTGTTAAAAATTTATTTAAAATGTATCCCCCAAACCATGTTGTTTTTCCTGCGCTACGGTTCGACGTCGAAATATACGTTTCTGGCTTATTTCCATTTTTATCCATTTTTGATAACAATAAATTTCCGCTGTAATGGATTTTATCATCTGATATAAAATGATTATATTTTTGTAAATTCATAGTACACACTCCTTTACATATTTTTTTATTTATGATATATTTATATTGTAACACATATACAATTAAAAGTAAAGGTGGTGAATGCATGCATAGTATCGGCGTAGCATTACTCTTTAATTTAACAGATTTAGTTACCGGTTTAATTGCCGCAGTTAAAGCAAAAGAGTTGCAATCAACTAAACTGCGGGATGGAATTTTTAAAAAAATTGGTTTCTTAATCTGTTATTTTTTAGCGTTAATGATTGATACATATGGTAGCGAAGTCGGTTTTGTTTTAGAAGTTAAACTACTTCCAATCGTCTTAGCTTTTGTATGCCTTACAGAAGTTGTTTCGATCATCGAAAATATTTCTAAAATTACTGACATTCTACCCGAAAAACTCCTGTCAATTTTCCACATTTCAAAGGAGGATAACAATGGCTGATACAAGTTTTGTTAGGATTCCAGAAACGATTGCTATTGCAATCGAGGTTATCAACGGAGCATACGGAAACGGAGAAGATAGAAAAAAAGCGTTAAAAAGAGCCGGATACGAGTATTCAAAGATTCAGAATTGCGTGAATAATCTGCTTCCCATCTGGAACAAATACAAGGAGTGATATAGATATGCCAGACGAAAGAAAAATCAGTCCTTACGTTGTTTCCGCCATGTGCGGTTGCTGGGCGTGGGAATCCGGCATGAATCCGGGAATATGGGAGTCTCTAATTCCTACAACGTGGGATCACGAATACCAGTATGACGGTATAGGTGGCTTTGGCTTAGGACAGTGGACTAACGTCGGAACCCCGCATGGCCGTTGTTATAATCTGCATACCTGGGTCACTAGTCAGGGATATTCTGACGGAGATTTATATGGGCAGTTAAATTTTGTACTGCACGAAAATTACTGGACAGCGGCAAATTCAGTGATGGGATATAACAATTTATCTGAATTTTTGTCATCAACAAGCACGAATTTACCATTACTGGTAGAAGAATTTCTGGCATGCTGGGAAGGTGTTCCCGGAAATAAATTGACTGAGCGTATTGCATATGCACAAAATTATTATCAGTTTATTTACGATAATAAATCTGCGAGTCCGTCTTCGTGGAAGCAGACTTCCGGCAATTTCTATCAAGACCCCACCGGAAGTGCTGCACATGCAAATGTAATGCTTGTATACTGGTGGGCCGGGGGAGTGGAACCCGAGCCGCCCGGGCCAACACCCGGCAATAACGGAAAAAGTATGCCATTATGGTTTTTCATGAGAAGAATTATTTAAGAAAGGAGTTAATAAAAATGGCAGTATCAACAAAAGAAAATTTAGTCGCAAGACTTACCGCAAGCTTTGGAGAAAATTTAAGTGACGATAATATTTCATTGTTGGAGGATTTATCAGATACTATTGATTCATTTTCAGACACGGAAGATTGGAAAACAAAATACGAAGAAAATGACGCTTCGTGGCGCAAACGTTACAAGGAACGGTTTGAGGGAAAAGAAGATGATAGCCCTGAGAACGAACCTGAAATTGAACATTATGAATCGCCGACAAAATTTGAGGATTTATTTACTGTAGAAAGTGAGGTCAAATAGAATATGGCTAAAAGAATTGCACAGAGTACTCTTAATGCGAATACGATTGACATTTTAAATGTCATCCGTCAGAATGCAAGTTACGATTATCAGCAGAGCGTTCCCGTGGTAGAAAAAGCAACGCAGATTCCGTCAGTAGGAGAAATTATCTGCGGCACTCCGGCACTGGCAAATCAGTTTTTAAATGCGTTAGTAAACCGTATTGCATTAGTGCGGGCACAGAGCGTAACATTTAACAACCCCTATTCACGACTGAAAAAAGGATACCTGGAGTTCGGAGAAACGGTCGAAGATATTTTTGTAAGCATTGCAAAAGTGGTTGATTATGACCCGGACAAAGGAGAAGGTAGAGAGTTTAAGCGTTCCCTTCCTGATGTGCGCAGTCAGTTTCATATCATGAACTGGCGTGTAATGTACCCGGTGACCATTCAGGACGAAGATTTGAGAAGAGCTTTTTTGAGCGAGCAGGGAGTAACTGACTTAATCGCTAAAATTGTAGAATCTGTATATACTGCCGCTGAGTATGATGAATTTTTGCTGTTCAAATATTTGATTATCAAGGCAGTAACAAAAGGGCAGATGTACCCAGTAGCGGTTGATGATTCTAAAATGTCAAATTACGCAACCGCTTTCCGTTCGAAATCTAATGCGATCACGTTCCCGAAAACAACTTACAACGCGGCATCCGTTAGAAATAATACTCCTCGCGAAAGACAGGTTATTTTTATGGATTCTGATTTCAACGCAAAGTATGACGTTGAGGTTTTAGCGGCGGCGTTTAACATGGATAAAGCTACTTTTATGGGAAGCCTTTTCCTGATTGATGATTTTACAACGTTTGACAATGAACGTTTTGAGGTTATCCGCAATTATTCAGACGGCATCGAGGAAGTAACATCCGCCGAACTCACGCTTATGAGAGATGTAAAAGCGGTTTTGCTGGATGAAAATTGGTTTCAGTGCTATGATAATATGAACAAATTTACTGAAAAATATGTGGCATCCGGTCTGTATTGGAATTACTTCTATCACACATGGAAAACGATTAGTTCTTCCCAGTTTGCAAACGCTGTTGTGTTTGTTGCGAATACCGCTACTACGACTCTTCCTGATACGATCACGTTCAAAGTGGTTGATAAATCCGCTTCCAAAACTGCTACCGTTCTTTGTCTGGAACCGCAGGTAGACGGAACTACGTTAGAACCTCACAATGTTCAGTTAGTTCAGACAGAGCAGACAACAAAAGCCGGTGTAGGTGTGCAGAAATACGGAGCTTTGCTGATTCCTGCAAGTGCCGCAACATCTGATTTTGAATTAGAAGCAACGGTAAATGGAACTAGTTATAAAGCATCATCTTCTGAAGGAATCAATGCAAGTGCCACAGTAGGAACAACTATTGCACTTGAAAAAGTTAAATAATAATAGCGGGGATATTATCTCCGCTGATTTTATAAAGGAGATATTAAATGAAAGATATTGATAGAAAGGTGTATAATATATGTATATTACCCCTAACAGTACAATAGAATTATTTTCAGATATTGGTTTATCTGGTAATTATGATAACGCATTATATTTTAGTTCAACAACCGCTAAAGATTCTTATTTCTCAAACATCGAGAAAATAGCGACTTTAACCAACTTTTCTTATGTATCACAGCAAAAAGGCATCATCAAAATTGGAACTCCGATTGCAAATATCCTTTCGGCAGGATATTTACGATACAAAAATACATCGTATGAAAATAAATGGTTTTATGCATTTATCACTAGCATTGAATACCGATCAAACGGTATGACGGAAATCCATTTTGAAATTGACTATCTCACTACATGGATGGGGGCTTTTCAATTAAAACAGTGCTTTGTTGAGCGACAGCATGTGACGGATGATTCAATCGGAGTTAATATTCTTGATGAGGGAATAAACTTTGGCGAACATGTTATCGAAGGTATTCATGATTACACTCTTACCGGAACAACGTCATTTAATCCTATCGTTATAGTGACGGCGTCAGAATCAGGAGGTTCCGGCGGCGGTATTGCTGGCGGTGTTTATAGCGGATGTGCAGTATCTGTTTTTGTAACGGCAGAATCCGCAAATAACTATATCAATGATTTAATTGATAAAAATAAAGCAGATAATATAGTTAAAATATATTCACTTCCCGCTAAATATGTAGTGCCCGGAGGTACTCCGATTGAAGACCGATACAAAGAAACTCATACAAATAACAAACCTTATAATACACTAGACGGATATATTCCAAAAAACAACAAACTGTTCTGCTATCCGTACAAATACGCCGAAGTAAGCAACGGTGAAGGTGACAGAAAAGACTATAAATACGAATGCTTCAATACCGTGCCCGGAAATGCAAGTAGCGGAACATATAGTTTCACGGAACAAGCATCCTTCGGGGCATCAACTCAGGCTCTTTTTATGCCGATCAACTATAAGGTTCAGTCTATGTCAGGAAATGGGCAGTTAGAAATTGATGAACGAGTAAGTCTGTCAAGCTTTCCTTTATGCGCTTACAACGTTGATACATACCGCGCCTATACTGCACAGCAAAACACATCTGCACCAAACAGTTTGTTCAACAGTTTCACGAAGGGGGCAATCAGCGGTGGAGCCGCAGGAGCTAGCGGAGGTATTCTCGGCGCAATTGGCGGGGCATTGTTTGGCGGTATTAGTAGCAGCATAGGAAAAGTAGTTGATTTATTAACTGTTAATACTGTACCAGTTGAAATGGGAACAAGAAATCAGGGAACACAAGAAAGTGATTTCCTACTTGCCACAAAGCAGAAGGGTTTCAGAATTTATGAAAAGTGTATTACAAAAGCGTACGCAAAAGTAATCGATGATTATTTTTCAGCTTTTGGATATGCATTGCGTCGAACCGCCGTTCCAAACATGAATGCAAGGCCGCATTGGACGTATGTAAAAACTACAGATTGCATAGTGGAGGGAAATTTGCCGTCTGACGATGCAAGGAAAATTGAAAATATTTTCAACTCTGGTTGCAGGTTCTGGAAAAAGCACACGGAAATTGGAAACTATGACCTTGATAATAGCCCGTCGTAAGGAGGTGATATTTTGAGCAAAAAGAAAAGTTACTTTAGTGACTCATTAAATCTCAATATGCGATCATACGGGCAGTATCTTTCTATTCTACGGCAGATTTCTATTAGCATGTTTGAATGGAAGAACATACCTTCCACTATTGATAGTCGCTATATTGAACAAGCGTTGTTTTATAACGCAGGTGCAGTATATTTCAATGACGAAGTGGTTGGAAACCTTGCGCTGGATGTAGTATGCAACGGAAATTTTAACGTTTATGGCGAACCTGTCAGACGGGTAGCTTATTCAAAATATAATAATTATCGTAAATCCTTATATGATACAGACAGTGTTATTATATGGAATAACATGGACAGAACTCCGACTTTCCCGGTTGTTGAGTTATTCGCGCAGAGACTTTATAATTTAGACAGAATCATTGATGTTAATGCCAATGCTCAAAAAACACCTGTTTTGTTAAAGTGCGATCAAAAGTTAAGACTAACACTACTGAACGCGTTTAAAGAGATGGATGGAAATAGTCCTGTAATCTTTGCTGACAATTCCTTTGATGAAAATTCTGTTATTTGTTTAAAAACAGACGCACCTTTTGTATGCGACAAAATTTATGATTTAAAAACAAACTTGTGGAACGAAGCTCTTACATTCTTAGGTATTCCATCTGCAAACGTTATGAAAAAAGAACGTTTAATTAAAGATGAGGTTCTAAGAGGTCTTGGCGGAACTCTCGCAAATAGATACTCACGCTTATCTGAACGGCAACATGCGGTAGAAAAAATCAATGCTATGTTCGGAACAAATATCGAGGTGGCTATAAGAGATGAAATTGATGAACTCGGGCAAGTAGACTTAGGTTTAGATACTCCTGCTTTAGGAGGTGAAAATAATGAGTAAATATACGACTGAAGTGAGATATATCTGCGAGCAAAAAGCAGGACTACAGGAAAGCGTCGGATTCAATAATATCAATTCTGTACTTGACAAGTCTTGGGATAAAATTTTCACAACTAACTGGGAAATTTTCGACGAAAGCTATAGAAAGATTCTCTGTGAAAAAATCTTGAGATCTTATTATACACGAGAAATTTGTGCAGAAACCGTTGGTTTATGGCAGTTGTGGCTTGACTCAACGTTATGCGAAATTATGCCAATGTACAACCAATTGTATAAAACAACTATTTATGAATTTAATCCCCTGTACAACACAGATATGACTACTACATTCACAAAAACAGTAACGGGAAATGATAGCAAAACAACAACGGGAAATAACAGCAAATGGAACGATATGACAAATTATAACAAAAATACTAAAACAGATGATTACACTGTTAAAGATTCATCAAAAACAGAGAGCACCAGCAAAGGAAATACTAATTCAGAAAGTAGTAATAATGATACATCTGGTGAAACAAATAAATTCAATGATACTCCGCAAGGAGGTGTTAACGGAATTGAATCCGGAAATTATTTGACTGATATTCGAATGATTTCACGAACTGGCACAACAACTAATTCATCAGATGAAAATTCTACAAGTTCGCTAAATGGAACATATACGAATGAAAATTTGAATAATGGTACTACTGTAAATGAGGGAACTAGCAGTTCACATATAAGCGAAAGTGGAACAACAGACGCTTCCGAAACTGGTACATCAGAAACAACCGAAACATGGACGGAAAAAGTAATGGGAAAGAATAACAGCGAAAACTATGGACAGTTATTAGTTGAATTTAGAAAGTCAATTATCAATATTGATAAAATGATAATTGATGAATTGAAACCATTATTTATGCAGTTATGGTAGGAGGTACAATATGGATAAAGTTTTCATTCCTTGCAGCGCAAAAATACTGCCGTTGATTTATGATGACAGTTTAAGCTATTATGAACAGCTGTGCAAACTTACAAATAAAATGAATGAACTTGTTGAACTTATTAACGGTAACTTAAGTGGAATAATTCAGAACTACATTGATAAAAAGTTTGATGATTTAATGATAAATGCTATTTACGACGAAGCAACCGAAACTATTGTTTTGAAGAACGGAACAAAATAGGAGGTATGGCTAATGAGCGATGTAAGTAAATTTAAAATTTTAGATAAGATAGTTAATGTAAAAGATAGCGAGGGCAGAGCAGAAGCAATCGCACGGTATAATCAACTTTTAAATAAAATGGAAAAAGAATTCGAAGAAGTCGACAATAAATTTACAGCTGTTAATAGTGCTGTTAGTAAAATATCGAATTTTGTTAATGTTGTTACTGATTTCGGAGCGGATAATACGGCTAAAACTGATTGCACGGAAGCTCTGAAAAAAGCTTTCGCTGTGCAAGACGCTTTTATTTATTTTCCGAAAGGTAATTATCTTATCAGTGATAGCATTAAAATAAAATCTAATACCTATGTATATGGTTATCGGGCACTAATTCAGAACAGAGATAGCAATAATATGTTCATCAATGATTCTGATGGAACCGCTGGAGGTTATAATGCTAATAGTCATATCACTATTGATGGATTGTGGTTTAGAGGTTTGAATATGACGCAAACGATTGTTGCGTTTGGTCATTGTAGTGATATTCGAATTATCAACTGTGATTTTGCTAGCAACTCAGCTACTCATGAACAGCAGAATTGGCATCTGGTAGAAATCAACAGTTGTAGAAGGGTGCTAATTGAGAATTGCCATTTTACAGGAACCGCTACCTTCAAGACTGAAATGTTGCAGTTGGACGTTGCTACTCAGGCAATGGTTTTTCCGTGGTTCGGGCCGTATGATAATACACCGTGTACTAATGTAGAAATTAGTAATTGTAATTTTTCACACCCGGAGAAGTATGGATATGAGACACTAGGTTTAAGTGATGCAGGAATTGGGAATCATAATGGAGCTAATTCTGCACCGATTGAATATATAAATATTCATGGGTGCCATTTCAATAATGTTAAAACAGCATTTAAATTTGAGTATTTACGTTTTAGTATTATTGATAATAATATTGCTGAAAATTGTATGAGTGGTTTTGCATATCTTACCACCCATATTATTGATACTGTAAAAATTACAAATAACACTTTCTACGGCAATGTTGATGATTATACCGACAAAATAAGCAATACAGCACTTGGACGTGGTATCTCGATTGGAACATTGAATGGACAACAGTGTAGCAATAATATTATCAGTGGAAATAATGTTATTGGATTCGCTTCGCATGGAATCGCTGTAAATGGTGAATTTTGCGACGTAAGTAATAATATCATCAGAGGTAATGGATATACCGGATTGTATACTGATTATGATAATTATAAATGTAATTTTCATGATAATATCTGCGATGCTAACGCGAGATTAGACCAGGAAAACTACGATCTTTTTGTTTCTCACACTCATACTAGTAAAATAACTCGAAGTGGTGGAAACGATATTTATAATAACAAAGCGTCTATTATCAGATGTGCGGTTTACAGTACTGATAATTTGAAAAGTAGGGTACATGATAATGTATACAATGAGTTTACATATCCTACTACTTTTAATAAGCTTAATGTGTATGGAAATACTAAATTCGATGGTAATCCAAATTATAGATTCAATAGTGCTGTTATTCCCTCTCCTGCGGGGGGGCAATGGTATACTCCAGTAAATTTTACTACAGATCATACTTGTTATGCTTTAATTAACTTTCAGGTAATTATACCCGCTAATTTTGTAGGAACTTTTGACGTTAGAATTATAGATACTAGTTCTAACACTACTCTAGCTTTTGACACAATCGACGTGTCACACGCAAGTAGCGCTACTCATACTGGAGCTAATCTTACTACATGCGTAAAAATTCTAAACGGACACACTATTTCTGGCGAGTTATTTTTTGTTTATAGTGACAACGCGGTTAACAATGTAGATGCTCAAATTATTATGCTTGAATTACCCGTGCCACTTGAAAACACTGATACAGTATAAGGAGGGCTAAAGCCCTCCTTTATTATGCAAATACATATATTATTAACATTAAGATTACAAATAAATCTAATATAAAACATGTGATCAAGAAATCTTTCATTGTTTAATCATCTCCTTATACCAATATAACAATAGCATGAGAAAATATCTTAAAGTAATCAACTTCCTTTTTTAATATGCTTTCTGACTCCAGTAATTCGTAAAAAAGTGATACCTTTTTCTGTGAAACAAGCTCTTTTCCTGTTGCCTGTATTACCGTAATAAGCGTTTTCTTATCGACGTTACCGCACGCGTATAATAAATCTCTTACTGTCATAATCTCACCTCAATAGTACACATGCCATTTTGCAATAAATCGAACCATTCTACTTCATAACTTTCATAACGTTTTATAAAATCTCTCATATACATGCGGTCAATCTCCCCACTGGCATTAACCATCTTAACCGGGGTATTATCATATAAATTATTACATACCATATACAATTCTTTTACTGTCATCTTTATTTCCTCCTTTTGATTTGCTACATCTCTTTGATGCTTTAAGTATAGCACATGTGCACACCTTTGTCAACACTTTCTTTAAATTATCAATTCACCATTTATATTATCACTAAGAACCACCCATCCTATTGACTAACATTTTACATTAACAATAACAATTTCTATTACCAGCAAGAATCTCCGAAACATATCGCTAATAATTTTTGTTAGCACCAAACACACTTCACAGCTCGAACGTATATTCTTGGGGAAGCAAACTTCTACTTTGCATTCTGGTACAAACTTT